TAAGGTCAAAGAACTCAAAGCAAAAGAAGTCAGCGCCATGTACAGTTTGGTAGTCAGTATGTGCTACGAACTTAAGGATGCCGCAGACAAGATTGGTGGCAAGCCTAATGCAGAATGGCATGAGATGGCAGATAACTTCTTCCGTTATATGATGGACAATTTCACAACGGAGTTGACTGTTATGGGTGCTCGTACTGCTCTTACCACTTACAACCTGCCGTTTGTTCCTGGCAAACTCAAGAATTTCGATGAGTTCCACAAGCGGTTTGGTAAGTACATTGTAGCCGCAAGCGCCGGCAATCGATAGTTTATGGAGGCATTGGTCTTACTCCTTTCTTTACCATGTAAGTCCTCCCCTTTTAATACTTTAGTATTAATAGACAATAATTCAGAAAGATTGTATAATACACTATAACAAGGAGCAGAAATGTCAAAAGATACTACAACCAATCCCAAGTCCGGCATCAGCGGCAGGCTAACCGAAACGACAGATCCCGCATTGGATCGTGCGGTGCGTGAAAAGTTGACTACTGCTCGAATTGGCTTGTTGCTTCGTGCTCCGTTTTTTGGTAACTTGGCTACTCGACTGGAATTGGTTAATGCTGATTCATGGTGTGGCACTGCCGCAACCAATGGCAGGAAATTTTACTACAATACCGAATTCGTAAACAAACTCAAACCCAAAGAACTTGAATTCTTGTTTGGGCATGAAGTGTTACATAATGTCTACGACCATATGGGTCGTTGCGGTCCGGATCGTGACCCTATGCTTTTTAATTGCGCCGCAGACTTTTGCGTAAACGCAGACTTGGTTGAACAACGGATTGGCGACAAGATTACTCCTTGCCTGCATGATACAAAGTATCAAGGTTGGAGTGCTGAAGAAGTCTACGACGATTTGTATGAGAAGGCTGAGAAGATTGACATCAGCGATCTCATTGACAAAATGATTGACGAGCACCTCGACGAGCAGGAAGGTTCGGGTGATCAGGACGATGACAAGGACGGAGACAAAGAAGGCAACGGCAAAGGTCGTCCTAAAATGTCAGATGAGGAACGCCGTCAAATTCGTGACGAAGTTCGCGAAGCAGTACTACAGGCTGCTCAGGCTACAGGTGCAGGTAACTTGCCCTCAGGTGTTAAGCGTCTTATTAAGGACTTGACGCAACCTGTGGTTGACTGGCGTGAACTGCTTCAGCAACAGATCCAAAGTATTGTCAAAGATGACTTTAGTTGGATGCGTCCCAGCCGACGTGGTTGGGCAATGGATGCAGTTATGCCCGGTATGATTCCTGGTGACCAAATTGAAGCGCACATCGCATTGGACATGTCGGGCAGTATTGGTGACGAAGACATCAAGGCTTTCCTGGGCGAAGTCAAAGGCATTATGGAAGCCTATGATGAATACAAAATTCATATCTGGTCATTTGATACAGAAGTGTACAATCATCAAGAGTTTAGCAGTGACAATCTCGACAGCATCTTGGAATATGAACCCCAAGGCGGTGGTGGTACTGACTACGACTGTAACTGGACTTACATGAAAGAAAATGATATTCAACCTAAGAAGTTTATCATGTTTACTGATGGTTATCCATATGGTTCGTGGGGTGACCCCGACTACTGTGATACTGTATTCATTATCAAAGGCAACACTGAGTGCGAGCCGCCCTTTGGTGTTTGGGCTCACTATGAAAAGGCAAAAGAACTGGCAGGTGCATAATGGAACTAGTAACGTTTTTTATTCCGGTCATAATGGCCTGTGCTAGTAATCAGGTCTCCAGTTGTGAAATGGTACAGTACGAAGGTTATTATGAAAGTGAACAACAGTGCCAGAAAAAACTTCGTGACACACTATGGCCCAGGCTTAAACCAGGACAACAGTTTAACACCATGTGTGTAACATTAGAAGTAAATCGTGTGAAGAAAAGTGACTTGAATAAAAATCTTTAAATATCAATATGAGCAAATCAGAAGATAAACTAAAGCATAGTAAACGTTTACAAAAAGAAGAAAACGCAATTCACAAACAACAAAAAATTGCTAAGTCGCACGGAATGCCTGATCACCAATATGAGGGACATCGCTTTGCCAAGCACCATGCACTGAACTGCGGTGATCCCAAATGCACCCTATGTGCTAATCCAAGAAAATTTGGCGAACTGACAGCACAAGAACAAAGATTATTTCAAGATGTGGATCAGACACGTGACTTTCACAGCAATGGTTTGCCTCCCACAGATGAGTTAGACGATGCTTAAACACGGTGAAGTCAATCCACTTAATGTTCATAACTTACGTAAGTGGGACGAATGCCCTCCGCATTTTGAAAAAGTATTTTTCGAATCTCGTACTTACGATAGAGACATTCTAAACTGGATATATGAAAATTTAGAAGGTCGTTTCTATTTAGGTGAGCACATTACTACTGATTCAGGATCTTTGGTTAGTCGCAAGTGTGCGGCCTTTGAACGTCACAGTGAAGCCAGTTATTTTACACTAATGCTAGATACTTTTAACAAAAACCAGTTTTAAAAAAATTTCTCCGTTGTCTGTAAGGGTTAAATATCTTTACAAACACGGAGATTTTTGTGGCAGAAGAAGACCAAAAACAAACAACCCCTTTACAAGTTCAAGACCTAGTTGTTGCACTAGAAGCAATTCAACTAGCATCTAATCGTGGTGCTTACAGAGTAGAAGAATTTACTGCTATTGGTCAAGCATACACAAACTTATACAATTTTTTAGTGGCTAGTGGAGTAGTAACTCCTCAACAGCCAGAGCAACCCGCTCCCGAAGAAAATCAATAAAGGATATTTTTATGATTAAGCACGTCGGTAAACATAACAGCCGCAAAGTTGTTATTCTATATAGAAAAGTACCAGAAGAGGATCATATGTGTCTAGTCACATATCCAGATGCATTACCTGTACATATTCATGATGACATCATGCAAGCACTGGAATCTGATTCAGGACAACAAGCAAAAGAGTTCAGTGATTACTTATTTAGGTATACTTTGCGAGACGGCAACAATGCATTACAAACATTGCACTCCGAAGCAATGATCAAAAAAGTTCCTACCAATCAAGTTATTGTTACTCCAACTGCAACATCAAATGTTAGACTAGATGAACTAAATGCTATCCTTGACAAAATGGCTCTTGGCGAAGAAGCCATTAAAGAAATGGCTGACTTAGATGCCAATGCAGGAATGGTAACTCGAAGGAGAACCAATGAAGGCCAGGACGTGGGCGAACTACGTGCTCCTCCTGGAAGTGCTCAACCTGCACAAGTACAAGGAACCGCAAATGCCACAGACTTCTTAAGCGATGATCAAATTGCTACGCAACGTAGAGCACAGGCAATGAAGATGGCCGCAGAAGCAAAACAATTACTTGCAGAGTCTGAGCGTTTAATGGCAGAGGCTGCTAATCTTTCCGGTGAGACAAAGAATGCCCCAAGGAAAAAAGCCAAAGCCAAAACGGCTTAACTTAAACAATAAAAAAGCATGGCGTGAGATTCTCAAGGACGTAGAGAAAAAAGAAGTACCGGTACACGTATTAGAACGTTTAATAGTACATCTTAAAGATGGCACTGAAGTAAATATTGATATCAAACATATATTATCTGAAGGTGCCGATCCCGATGAGATCGAGCACCATGTTAGTAAAAAATTAGAAGAACTTGATCAATATATTGCTAATGTAGATTTCTATGTTGATGTAGATCTGGTTGAGCAGGCAATCCAGCCCGAGACAGATAGAATACTTTCTAACTTATGATTAAAGCAATATTTGCCGTCGACACCTGGGGTGGCATGGGATTCCGAGGTAGCCTCCCATGGCCGCACCACAGTGAAGACATGCAGTATTTTAAAAAGCAAACAGAAGGACATGTTGTAGTAATGGGCAGACGTACATACGATGATCCTAAAATGCCTAAGCCTTTGAAAAATCGAATAACGTATGTAGCAACCAATCGTCCACTTTATACTGCCGGCACAGTCAAGGGTAATTTAGTCGAGCAAGTTCCGTTACTGCAAAAACGTCATCCCAATAAGCACATTTGGATAATCGGTGGTCCTGAGATTATCCTCTCCTGTAAAGACATTATTGACGAAATGCACGTTACTCATTTCAAAAGTCAATTCAAAAGTGATGTCAAAATAGACATGCGTAAGATGACTTTGATGATGCGAGCAATGGGTGCTTGGCCCAGTCAAGACGGAAAATGTACTTGGACTGTTTACAAAAACGTTGACATTTTCAGGCCCTTGTCAGTATAATACAGTTATGAAAACTTATTTAGATGCACTCCGGTTTGTTTTAGACAATGGCGTAACTAAAACAGACCGTACAGGTACAGGTACTGTCAGTGTGTTTGGCATGCAACAACGCTACAACTTGGCTGACGGTTTTCCTGCTGTCACTACAAAGAAACTGGCCTGGAAGAGCGTAGTTTCAGAGTTGCTGTGGTTCATTGAAGGTTCAGGGGACGAAAATCGTCTACGAGAGATACTACATGGTAGTAGAGCGTCTGAAAAGACAACCATCTGGACTGCCAATGCCACAGCTCCGTATTGGACAAACAAATACAAAAAGTTTCCGCCCCGAGGTCCACAGTTTGAAGGAGACCTAGGCAGAGTCTATGGAGTACAATGGCGTCATTGGCAAGCCAAGGATCAAGTATTTGATGGTCCCAGTAAGTTAGTTTATCGTGAAGTAGATCAGTTAGCAAACTTAATTGAGGGCATTAAAAAGGATCCCAACGGACGTAGACATATTTTAACTGCATGGAATCCAGCAGAACTAGATGATATGGCACTACCTCCTTGCCACGTGTTCAGTCAGTTCTATGTTGCAGATGGTAAACTTAGTTGCCAAATGTATCAACGCAGTTGTGACATGTTTTTAGGCGTGCCTTTTAATATTGCGTCTTATGCCTTACTAACGCACATGATTGCACAAGTGTGCGATTTAGCGGTTGGAGAGTTCGTTCACGTGCTGGGCGACGCACATATATACCTAAACCATGTAGAGCAAGTAAAAGAACAATTAGAGCGTGAACCATTACCTGCTCCACATCTAAAACTAAATTCAGAATGCAAGACGATAGATTCATTCGGTATGGAGGATATCGAGCTCATTGGCTATACCTCACACCCCCCGATTCGAGCAGACATGGCAGTATGATAAAACTTAAAGTCTATGAATTTCCAATGGGCGATGTAGAAGACCCGGAAATTTATGTGGCTGAACCTTTGTATCGCTGGGAAAAAGAAACAGAACAAGGACAATGGGTTATGGAGCATGCTGTAGAACGACCTGTGTTTTACATAGGACATTGTATGTTAACTTATGGTTACCGATGTAGAGTAGAAGCTATCCTATCAGACGAAGACGCTACGTTTTTTCAATTAAAGTGGGGCAACAATTGAACGTATTAGTAACTGGTGCCAGTGGATTCATTGGACATAATGTTGTAAAATATCTAGAACAAGAAGGACATACATGTTTTGGTATAGACAGTTTTACCAATTACAATTTTATTCCTAAAGATGAACTTGAATACTTAAAGCGTGAACGCAAACGCAAAGTAAGATGTAACACACACAACATTGATATTAGAAATCGCAAAGGCATTTCAGATATGATGTTGGCATTCCACCCTAAGATGGTAGTACACCTTGCCAGTTTTCCTAGACAGCGTGTAGTACTACAAAATCCTGTGGTAGGCAGTGAAGTAATGATCACTGGTTTAATTAACTTATTGGAAGAGTGCAAAAATCATTGTGTAAAGAAGTTTGTCTACATTAGTTCCAGTATGGTCTATGGAGATTTTGAACAAGACTTTGTCACAGAAACTGCACAGTGTACGCCACAAGGTCAGTACGCTATTATGAAATTAGCGGGCGAACAAATTGTAGCAGACTATGCACGCCGCATAGGCATGGACTATGTTATTGTTCGTCCCAGTGCAGTCTATGGTGAATTGGATGTCGACGACAGAGTAGTCAGCAAGTTCATGCTAAGTGCATTACAGGGCAAGACCTTACAAGTACAAGGCGCACAGGAAGTATTAGACTTTACACACGTCGACGACACTGCCAAAGGAATTGCATTGGCGGCATTAGAATCCAAAGCCAATGGCAACATCTATAACATCACACGCAGTAATCCCATTGCGCTAACGTTAGAGGGTGCTGCCCAACTTTGTATAGATATTGTAGGTCGTGGCAGTTACGAAGTTCAAGATAGAGACTTAAACTTTCCCAAACGTGGTAGACTTAGTATTGAACGAGCACAGGCAGACTTAGGCTATTTCCCCACAGTAGATGTAGAACAAGGTTTTGAACGATATCACGCTTGGTTAGTAGGAAGTAAATTTTGGCAACACAAATTATCCCTTTTACCGGCGTAGCACGTCAATATCAAAACCTACGTGAAGAACTGTTAGCAGTAACAGATCAGGTCTACACCAGTGGACAAATGCTGGACGGTGACTATACTCAAAAGTTTGAACAGGAAATAGCAAAACGTTGCCATAGACGTTATGCAGTAGCAGTAGGCAGCGGCACACAGGCTTTAGTATTTGCACAACAACTGTTGTTTCAAGAACCTGTAAAGATTATTATTCCTACAATTAGTTTTATTGCTACAATAAACGCTGTGTTATTAAACGGCAACACACCTGTGTTATGCGACACAGATGATCAAGCACTGATAAATTTGGAAAGTATGGACTATGCCATAGATGCTGCCGGCATACAGGCAGTAATGTACGTAAACATATTTGGCAACGTTGTTGACTACGACAGATTCTACAACATCTGTAGATTTTTTAATAAAGACATAAAAATTATCGAGGATGCTGCACAGAGTTTTGGTGCAAGTTATCGGGGCATGCCCAGTGGCTGTCTTGGAGACGTAAGCATTTTAAGTTTTGATCCTACAAAGAACTTGCCCAACTATGGATCAGGTGGCATGGTGTTAGTGGACAATTTGGCAGATGCCAAAACCATACGTGACTACAGAGACAACGGCAAAACCAACAGTCATGACATAACTGGCACTAACAGTAAAATGTCAGAAGTAGACTGCGCTCAAATGTTGGTTAAGTTAGAGCATTTTGATCAGTGGCAGCGAAGACGCCAACAGATAGCCAATTACTATACACAAGAACTTCGGGACATTGTAGACACACCTCGAGTAACTGAAGGTGCAGAACATGCTTGGCACAAGTATGTAATTAAAACTGTGGACCGTAGTGGCTTACTTAAACACATGACTACCAGAGGCATTGAAGTAAAGGTACACTACGAACGTCCTTTATACGAATATCCTGTGGGCTATCCCTATATTAACTACGTAGCAGAGTTATACAGGGAAGCCAGTGCGTTCTGTGTTGAATGTTTGAGTTTACCTATCTATCCAGAAATGGAAGATACGGAAGTAGAACGTGTAGTTAGTACAGTTAAGGGTTACCTGCGTTAAAGCGTTCTTGTAACCACTGCCAATCGTAACTGAGTTTTAGTTTATCGTAGTCACCACTGACTTCACGATAATAATCGACTGCATCTTGTGCGCCTTTTAAGCAGTATTCACTGTACTGGCCAGTGGCTTTGGTCAACCAAGTGTTTAGTCTATGTTTGTTTTCTACAGTAGGTGTTTGCTCTTGAAACTGCTGTAGTTTTAATACTTCACGGAAAGCAGTACGCCATGTCATCCAAGCACTTTGGTTAAACATGGCTTCGCCACTTAGTATAGGAACCACTTCGTGTTCTTGTGTTAGTGTAAAATCTAACCCTGGATCATTATTAGCCAAAACTAATTTTTTGTTATAAGCAATTATGGCTTGATGCCCATACTCCAAACCGTTTATAGGATTACGTGCATGGAAAATATAGTGCTTGGGCTGTTGCCAATAATCCGGTTGCCAGCGCCAATCGAAATCTCGATCTGCTTTTAATTTGGCAAATATTGCAAAGAACCAGGGAGTTTCGCTCATTCGGGCAGCAGCCTGATAGGCCTGTGTTCTACCATTCACACCTCGAACCCATTTTACAACGTAACGCCTACTGGGATTGACACAGGCCTGTAGCCAATCAAAATAAAATTGTTCGTCGGGTTCGCCATTACTGATATAGATAATATCCAACGGTTCTTCAGCGAAAAAGTGTACGTCTCGGTCCTCTACGTGGGGATAATCGTAGATTTGTGTGCGTAAATGTGCCTTTACATCACGGGGTATGGCACACACCGCCTTGCTAGTGCTAAATGCTGTTGCAATACGATCTTTTTCGGTCCAAAGGCAAGGATGCCAATGAGTATAAAGATTTGGTTGATTGGTAAACAGAGCGTATGGTGCAGTGAATTGATAGTTCTTTACTTCCGAAACTAAATTATCACCTTGATAATAATGTACAGGCATTTCTACTCTGGGCACACGAAATGTGTCGACATAATTGATTACATTAAACCAATCTAATAACTCCAAATCATACATTTGATTTTTAAAACTTTGCACATGTATCAAAAATGTATCACCACGTTTTTGGCTTTCGCTGTAAAAGCAGTGAATCATTTCACGTTGACTTTCTTCTGGATGCCAAGTAAAGTCAAAATCTGTGTAATCACAAATGCTGCTGGTAATCCAAACAAACTCTGTTGTGGCTAAGTTGACGATACGTTTGAAAACTGTTAAATGATTATCCACATATCTAGTTCGTTTAATGTCAGGATACAGTACTTGCAGTTTTTGGTATCGTTCTGCGCTGCCAGGATCAAGAAAATCCATGTAAAATATCTGTGTAGCATTTGCACGGACCTTTTGGCTATTTGAATATTTTATACCAGCAGTGCCGTTGTATATAGGTCCGCCTTCACGTTGGTGTTGTGTGGGAAATCTATATTCGTAGTCGGGTTCAATGGTGTCAGGATGCCAACTAAAATCAAAATCTGCGGTATCACACAACTCGGGCACAGACCATTTGGTCATGTCCACTAAACGCCGAACTGACTGTTCCTGTCTGAAGTGCCATTCTCGATTACCAGCAGTCCACTTGCGAGCAAAGTAAACATCCGCATTACGTTGCCATTGACTGGCAAATACATGTACATGATCACGTTCCCATGGTGGAGGTTGCCATTCGAAGTCAAAGCCTGTATAATCGTTATTGCCGTGTATGTACCAAAAGTATTCAGTACGACTCAGTTCAGCCGCTTGTTCTAAACTTGCAGCAGGCTGTTCAAATGCAAAAAGATTGGGTTTACGGTCTTGATAAAATACGTCAAACATCTAACTGTTCTACTCGGACTCCAGATTTCTTAAGGAATTCAATTCCAGCAGTATCACGATAATGACTGCGATAGTAAACACTGTGAATTCCACTTTGATAAACAAGTTTTGCACAGTCCAAACACGGGCTATGAGTAATAAACAATACAGCACCATCACCACTTTCCGTGCTTTTTGCCAACTTAGCGATTGCGTTTGTTTCTGCATGTAGTACCTCTGGCTTGGTGTTTAGTCTTTCTTCGCCGCCTTTGTCATAGCCTACAAAGTTTTCGCAGGTGTTATCCCAACCTGACGGCATACCATTGTAACCAATACTGATAATCCTGTCGTCCTTGACAATGATTGCACCTACTTTAGCACGAACAGCAGTACTACATTCTGCAAATACTTCTGCTGTTCGCATAAAGGCCTGTTTATGTTTTTCTTTCATGATAAAACTCGAATTCCGTATAGTCGTTCAAACCTGTCTGCATCTGCTCTGTCGTTGACCATGGGCTCGCCTCTGATGTTTAAACTGGTATTCAATAACATCGGACAACCCGTTAACACAAACCATTTTTCTAATAACTCTCTAATACCCGTACCATCAGCAGGCACAGTTTGGACACGGCTTGAACCGTCATGGTGTATTATAGCAGGAAATTGTTCAGGATGTCTACAGTAAGCAGTAGCCTGCATATATCTACTGTTCGAAAAACCCGGCGGCATATGGAAATATTCTTGTGCTTGTTCTTCCAAAATAACTGGAGCAAATGGACGAAACTTTTGGCGGCGCTTTATTTCGTTGACCTTATCTTTGATATCAGGTCCTCTGGGATCAGCAAGCAGACTACGATTACCCAGTGCTCTGGGTCCAAATTCTGCTCTGCCAGATGCAATGCCTACTATTTTATCTGTAGTAAGAGCATCAAGGGCACGAACGGTAGGATAATCCCCAGCGATATTGTGGCCAAGAAAAGCATTAGTCCAGCTAACACGATGACCATAGGCCAAAGCAGCGGCGCCAAGGCTACTACCAGCATCGCCAGGATTAGGCATAATCCAAATGTTTTCAAAGTACGCTCCTAAGTTTCTATTTGCAAGGCAGTTAAGTGCCACCCCACCCATGTAAACAAGATTACTGCTGAATCCAAAATCTCTTGCCTTACGCATTATATTATAAATTAAGTTTTCTGTCAAACTCTGTGCGCCTGCAGCGATATCGAAATCTTCAGTTCTAATCCATTCCTCACTATTTACACCTATGTGCAGATTTTCTTTAAATTCGGCTGTAGACTCATTGGCAACATATCTTGCTTTCATAAAGTTATCCCAATGTACTCTACCGTATGCTGCCATGCCCATCATGATGTATTCTTCGTCCATGGGTTTTAGACCCACGTGTTTGGTCATGGCACTGTAAAACATACCTATGCTATGTGGGTAACGTTGACGCCAAAGTTTGCGATACTGTGCTTGACCTTTTCGATCGTATTCTGCTGCCCAAATGCTGATAGTGTCCCATTCACCTATAGCATCAATAACTACAACGGTTGCCTTGTTATAAGGTGATGTTTGAAATCCTGCAGCCGCATGGCTAAGATGATGATTGTAAGTATGTGTCTTTATTTTCTGTAAGCCGCGTATACTACTATGCTTGTTTAAATATCCACCAACTGTTAATGTTGTGGTGTCAAATGCTAAATCGTATTGTCCACTGTAGATTTGTCTAATCTTTTTAAGCCATGGACGTTCATAATATGCCAAACAGTCTGGTTGCCCATAACCGAGTGCTTCACATAGAATTTGATCATTGATATGTTCATCGTGCTTCTTTTTACTATAGCGTTCACTGTGTGCGGCAAACTTAATTTCACCGTCATCAATCACAGTAACGCCACTGTCATGAAACCCAGCCGAGATTCCTAATAGCTTCATGTACGTGTGCTGCCACAATTATGTGTCCAGGTTCTAAAAAGTGTCCGTTAGGGCCTTTGGGACTGTTTTCTGGGACCCATTCCATCATTCCACCGACTCCCCAATCAATAAAAAATTTTTTATCTATCTTTTTATCATAATCATCAAAAGTTGCATATGCAATATCAGAATTACCACCATTATCTGGATCAGTTAAAAAATCTGTTTTTGTTTTATAATAGTCATTTTGCATTATATTAAGCATAAGACATTTTAAACCATAATTCTTTGCAAGAGTTTGAACTATAATAATTTGTTGTAAAAATTTTTCATAGAATGACGAGTCATTGTGGTAAAGAGAAACATACTTTGTTAACTGATGTCTATGACTATAAACAGGATCCATCCAAATCCTGCCTGACCTAGCAGGCCATACATCAAAAAAGCCTTCTTGGTCATGGAATTCTGTTCTTCCAGGAATACTCCAACCGATAATAATTAATTGTTTACTCAACTGGACAGAATTGTGTAACGGTATTTTATCGGAAGATAATACTCTTATAAATTTTCTTACTATCTGATCATTGCTGCCTCCAGGTGTCGCAAAATTTTGCACAGTAGCATCACATCTTCTTGCTACAATATAAGGCCAGGCACTTTTGTTATCGGACAGTTCTTCGCCGTAGGTAAAACTATCCCCAAATGTAAGAATATTTCTTATCATGTAATTATTTGTAAATGAAAGGATCTCGTTTCTTTAATTCTTTTAATTTTTTACGATACCGTATTTCTAATCGAATTTTATTCCAGATGTTTTTTAACCATTTCATAGAATTTGTCTTTCATTAATCCAGCAGCATCTCTGTGAGCTGCTTCTAAAGGATGAGTATCTCCTATAGGGTATTTATTGTGAGTTGCCCACTCGTAAAAGCCTTTATTACCAGGGAAGAAAAACCATTTACTAAAATCGATATTTTCATAATATGCGTTAATGGTCAGATCGTTTGACAAAATTGTTGAGTTATTTAAAAAAGATGCGTCGGCACAGGTAAACAAGTAAGGTATTTTTTTGCTTTGTAGAAAACTTTGTAAAAATAATATTTCTTTAATGGTAGCATAAGTCTCCCAATATTCTGAGGAAGCAACATATTGAAAATAATTTACAGCAAAATCATACACATTGTTAAGTTTGGCCTTGTTTACATGGTCAGATATTAATTTTTTGTGTTCATTATTTTTTGAATAAAACTTATTTCCAATGGTCCAATGATTTATAACTTGCCAATTTGGTATTTTACTATCAAAACCGAAATTAAATTCATAACGGCCTGGAAAAGTCCAAGAAACAATAACAAAAATTTTGCTATTGCCTTGTACTTGCAAAAAATTTATTACCTGTCTTGAAATAGAATCATTTCCATTACCAGGATAGGCTGCACAAATATATTGATGTCCGTGAGATAACAATGCTGTAAAAGTATTTTTACTGTATCCGTCTGGGCCACCGTGCGGACTATCTGCTAGTTCGCTGCCCCATATGAAACTATCACCGCCTGCTACTATAATCATAACCTGGTTTCATCATATCTATTTGCATTTGATTATAACTAAGATCTGACCAACAGTAATCAAATGTTTGTTCTACGTCATTAACGACGATTTTATAAATGTCTAAATGATTACCGAGTATATCCCATATATCGTTATAATCTGTAGATCCAAAACTTTGTTTTAAATTTACTTGTGCGATAGGCAAATATCCTAAACTTAGTTTTGGGTCATCAGGATCTCGGTTATTATCTGTTAACCATTTTTTAAAGTTGTCTTGTTCTTGATTGTGCCACAATTGTTCGCCTCCATAAACTACATTGTTACCCCATTCAACATCAAACTCACCGCTATAATACTTTAACTCGGTGATTGCTTCACAAACAGTATCTGTAAGTTCAGGTGCATGCTCATCTCTGAAAACTTCAAACAGTGTTTTACCTATCTGTGTCCAGTGCATGTATACTCCGCCTAACACTCTATCATAACCATTCACTAAAAACAATTCTCTATGTATGTCTTTAAGATCGTACCTGGGTGCTTGTAACCATGTAGTAATTTGACTAGGCCTGACCCAATAAGGAACGGTATTGAATTTTCGCTGGCTTAAAATCAATGTTTCCATTTCGTGACAAATATTGTTTAACTGTCTAATTGCATATTTTGTTTCATAGTCTGCACGTTTATAATAATCACTTAAATTCCAGACAGTTCCTTGCAATACTTCGAAATGATTGTGTAACCGATTCATCATGTCATGATTTATACCGTTTTCGGCATAATCGTATCCAACAACATTATCTGGCGTAAAAAACTCTTCAATTTGATAAGATGGAAAGTGCTTATTAATAGTTTTACAATGTTGATTTAACTCGTTACAAAGATAATCCAAGGTCCTTGCAGTTTTAGGAAAACCCATAAAACAAAAATTTTTTTCTAATAAAAGATTTTTATGTAGCAATTCTTTTAATGCTGGAATCCAATCTTGTGCTAATGCATTGTCGAACACTTCTATAGTGTAGTCAACTTGATCTTGATAATTTAACGGATTGCGTAATACTACTTTAACAGTCTTCAATTGTCATCCACCATTTGAGCGCTTCAGGACGTAGACTGATAATGTCAGTAAACGTTGTTTTTTGATCTCTTATTTGCTCTAACCTTAGTATGCGGTGCTTGCCACGACTAATACCCTCACGATATTCATCAGGCCATTGCTCTTGAAAAGTTGGTCTAGTTTTAAGTTGGATTAATGTGTCCCGCAAGGCGCCTCTAACTTGGGGTACTAGTTCGTCTATCCAAGGATGTAATATGTCCTTGGGCAGTGCTAACGGCGACATCACTATGTCGGGACTAAAACTAAACACAACTTTTGACAGCACATCAACACCTAACTTGTCTGCCAGTTGTTGAATATTTACTATTTCAAACAGGCCTGGCAGTGTTAATGTGAAGTCTAATCTCATTTGCCTTTTGTGACGTTGGATTTCAACTCCTGCACGAAAGTTTTCAAGCCATTGGTTATAGTTAAGACCTGTTCTAATATATTCTCCAATGACTCCAGTTCCGTCGATGCTCGCGCAGATCTGCCAATCGCGAATCCTAGGAAGAATATCACTAAACAGATCAACATTCCGGTAGCGGCGCCGGCTAAGATTAGTATTATATCTGGCATATAGTTTGTCACCATCCCCTAACTCTATTATTCTCTGCATATAACGCCAGTGCTGTTCATACATCAAAGGCTCTCCACCCACCCAGTAGACTTCTTCTACTCTGTGTTCCTCAACTGCCTGACTAAATTCTTGTTCGATTTTGGTATCTTGAAACTGCTCAATCTGCTGCTTGACTTCAGGTCGCATCCAATTATTCTTTGGATTGGTGTAGTCGATCATGTTATGTTGGCGTTGCTCACTTTCCCAAGCACTGCTTAACATGTCCCCACACATACGACACTTGAAGTTACAGAGATTGCTAAACCTATAGTCCCAACTAACAGGCTTCATTGTGGTATAACCTGATTCGTCGGTTGTGTCCAGTATGTCGTTGTACTTATTGCCAAAAAGGTTGTTGAAATAACTGCGGTAAACGTCTGTGTTTAACAGCTTGTCGTTACAGACTTCGCACTCGGGCAGTGTTTCTCCTGCCATCATACGACGACGCACACTACGCATATGTTCGCCGTTCCAGTGTTCCTCTAGTGTAATAGGAATGTATTCGCCAGTGCCAGATTCGGTATCTATGTATTGTTGAAAGTTTTGTGCAGGCTCTCTACTAGCACAACACATTCTGCGTTCAGTCTGCGGACTCAAATAAGTATGCGTCCAAGGTGCCAGGCACAGTGTATCGGGTTTAGTCATATCCCATTGTTGCTGCCATTTCAGGATACAGCAGTCGAAAGTCCTGTTTTCTATATTGATCGGTTTTGGTCATTTTACGCACGAATTCGGTGCCGTCACTGCCTGGACCGTTTTCAATGAACCTGATCACATTATCAATTTCACGTTGATAAAAATCTCTGCCCCAGAACATGCTTTTTAATTTGTTTAATACAAGTTCTTTTGACTCCGGGGTCATATATTGAATACTCATATGACTTGGACTAGTTAATAGATTAAAATATATAGTATCAAAAGGTTTTGTATCAGCCCAATCTAATAATTCGTCTAAGTAGTAAACATTTTGTATGTTAACAGTAAAACAAAGTTGTGTGGTAATATTAGGTGTATCTGCACTTCTAGCAAAGTGAACATCGTCAATAATTTTGTTTGCTTTTGTCCAGTCCGCACCATAACGTTCATATTCAAAACGCTCACCTACATTATCTACACTAAACGCAATGTCCACACGACCAAACTCACTCCATATCTGTGTGTGCGGGCCCAGTTCCTGTGTGGCATTGGTGTTGTAATGTATATCAATATTTTTACTATACCCATTGTCTGCGGCATACTTTAACAAATCCCAGTGTTCTTGAATAAGCCACGGTTCGCCTCCCGTAAATTCGAAGTATTTTATTTGTGGCAAAAGTTTTTTTAGATTCTGCCAGAATAAGTCAGACTTTCTAGGCCACATTCCTTGTTGAAGAAAAGTATAAGCCAAATGTTCTTTAGGGTTTTTTAAACCTTTTACGTATTTTATTTCTTCCTCTGCCCACTTACTACTTGACCAACTTCCACATATTCGACATTTTAAATTACAAATATTCCCTAATTTTAAATCTAAAAACCATAACTGATCGGGTTGTAAGTTACTCCAATCAACGTTGGCATACAACTCTTTTAGCCTTGTCCTGGTGTGCATACGCTTACTAGTTGCCCCAGCTGCTTCCGCATCCCAACATCTGAAACAGGCCTTAGGTTTTCCTCCGTTTAAAAAATCTTGTCGTAGATTTTGAAGATATTCTGATTTATAAATTTCCTGCAGACTTGCATCTTTTAACCAAAATTTGTTACCTTCCTTGTCTACTATCTCTTCGTCGAACAAACAGCATGGTCTAGAAGTACCTTGAGGTGTTGCTTCTAAACTAGTCCACGGTAACATACATATGGAATCAGGCAAGTTCATAGTATTAGTTCTCTTAATTCTAGATATGCAGAATTATCAAACTGTATATCATCGTTGGTATTTTTATGAGTAGCAAGAATTTTTTCTAAATAGTTTGTAGCGTTAAGGTGTTCTGCTATCATAGTTTGTATATCAGGAGGCATCAAAACTTCGTCGCCCAACAAATTATAATTGTCAGCGTAAGTGACAATTTTTTCTTCTTTGCCAAAATATTCTTCAATGTCCTGCTTATGCAGTTTCATTGCATCAATTAGTTGGTTTAATTCTGGGGTATTTCGACTCATTGGTAATCTTAGTACTGTTGCTACTTCTTGCAGTATTAATCTACGTCTAATTCTTTCTTTGAAAGTCAACGTTGAATTAGTATTTAAAGACCAAAGTATGTCACTGCCTTTTTTTATCGATAAACCTATGTCCTCTTGCATATTCCACAATGGAGTATGCTGATGATGGGTATATGGTATTCCCAGTGTAATTTTGTAAACTGTGCCGCTTGCACAATATTTTTGATATCGTATAAACATTTTAACAGTGTCTATAAAATCTTGATACGTCTCAGTTGGATAACAACTAAAGAACAAAAGCACACAAACAATGCCATGTTTATCAAATTGCTCTAATTCTGCGTCTATGTCAACAGTTTTGAACTGTTTTTTCATGTGCGCTCGTACTGCATCGCTGCCACTCTCCACCCCGATTGTAAGACCTTCTCCTCCGCTAGCCTTTAATAAAGCATAGTATTCTTCATTTAATTCTTTACTAATCGGTCTTGTAATATATTGCCCGACCCATTTTAATCTTGCTTCTTGATTTTTTAAGTTATAGTCAGCCAAAGTTTTAATAAAGTCTTTAAATGCTTTCATACTGCCGTTTACAAGGCTGTCGCTCATATAAAACTTTTGGACATTGTGCTTTTTATACAAGTGAATCATTTCCTGTGCAATATGTTCTCCTGAACGATATTTAAACTTTGGCCAAAGTACCGGAATATCACAAAACGTACATTTTCTTACACAACCTTTGCTACCAGTAATAGGTATCGTGGGCTCGTTGACATAATTGTAATCATCGAGTTTATAGTCGTCGAAATCCACAAAAGGTAATGTTTCTAAATTAATCTTGTTTATGTCCCCATGATGACTTTCAAATTGAGATCCAGACAACAAGTCTATTATTGCTTGCTCCCCATCTCCTTGTATTAAACTATCAATGAGATTGTAGTGTAAAAGGGCTTCTCCAAACACTGCAGATTTATATGATCCAAAGTATTTTTTACTTTTTGAGATAAATGCAAAGTGATTTGGACCCAAGGGGTAGCTGGACGCACCTCTTCCTCCTAAAACAATCTTTATTTTAGGCAATCTTTTTTTAACTTGCTCACACAATACCAGGGCGGACTTGTGACTTTTATAACTAAAAACACTTATCCCCAACCAAGTTGGATTTAATTTAGCAATTTCTTCTATACTAATATCAATCCATTTTCTTATTTTATCTTTGCTAGAAGTAAAAAATAAGTCTACGATATCTTGATAATTTTCATCAATGTCTTTGCTTACATTTTCAAATTGATATTGCGTTGTATAAAATTCTTGTTCGTCGCTGCTTAATTTTTTTAAAAGTAAGTTTAAGTCTAAGGTTCGTGCAGAATACCCTGCTGCTTTTGCACATGCTTTTATAATTGCAGGACTACTTGGAGGATATTGTAAATCAAGTACCGGTACACTAACAATTAATATATCAAGTTTCTTCATCTTCCTCTTCATCTGGTAACAACCATGCCCAGATTATAAACACAAATATACCAACTCCAAGGATCCAAGGCCAATAAGCAACTATGAACGCCCATGTTGCTAACAGCATCTCATAAATTAAAAGTATGAAGAACATTAATGCAAGTACTAATATTGCTCCTACCATTTCTGTAAATGTCATAGTAGATGTTTCCTTATTATTATTGTTATTGGAAACAGAACCAACACTTGAGTTATTTCTATTTTCCCAGTCGTCTGTGCGACCCTTCCACAATACACGCAACACTTCCATACCGTACATTGCTTCCGCAGTTTCTCGGGCCTCTTGGTCACTCAGACAATCGTGTATGTAGACTGTTTTATTTAAGCCACCGTCTCTACGTAATAACACTTCATATGTATAAAATCTACTCATGGGCGTAATTTCTCAAACTCTGGGAATGTATCCCAAAAACTTTCGTTTCTAATTTTGTCTAATTTCTCGGTTTCTAACAAAAATCTATCCCAAGTATCGCTAGCATCATTTGCTTTCATCATATTTAAAATACTCTGGTAACCTGTTGTGGCCCGTTTATACTCGTCTAATGGTTCTAGCCAAGCAAGATGTTCTTCATAAGCAGGATAGATAACTTCTTCTTTGAACCAAGTTGGGAAAATATCTACCCTGTACCAGTCTGGACTCAGACAATTATTGACATTAAAATCTTGTGCTCTAATTAATCCTTTTTCAACCCATGCACGATGAAATTTTAGTACATGTAAAACATTCATTACGGTAATAGTTGCACTAGCAAAAAAGTCTACGTGCGGCACTTCATTCCTCATCTGTAACCTATTTTTCTCTACCTCTTCCCAAACTGTTCCTTTTCTTAGAAGCTCTGCCTGTTTGCCCATGCCATCTAAACTGGCTCCAACACTTACGTTTTTAAAATGCTTCCAGTAGTCAAACACATGCTTGTCTTTATATCTTAACTCACTGAAATTTGTATTATAAATTATTCTTGTGTCAGTTTTTCCTAACTCCATCAATCTATCTAAGATGTAATAATGTTCTTTCATTATTAAAGGTTCGCCACCAGCAAAATAAACTTGTTCAAGATAGGGTACATGAGGCTCCATCTGAGCAATCATATCATCCTCGTTGCCAGTTGTATACTCAACCCGAGCCATATCTCTTCCAAGTACATCTGGAATTCTGTTGTAAAGTTTTACGTGATCGTTCCACCAATTACTACTAAAGATCGGCCCACAACTACGGCAACGAAAATTACACAAATTACTAAAACGTACATCCCAGTATCTAATCTTGAATTCAGGATGACTACCATCAACTCCTGTTCGATCTACTTCACTAATTAAATGACCGTAATTTCTATTTGCATCGTTACGCATACTAAATGCACCATTGCGTTCATTTTCATAACATTTTTTACATTCTTTACAGGTCTTATCGTTCAACATATTGATCCGTATTTGTCGATAAGGTTCTTGATTCCATACTTCTTCCATAGTATGTTTGCGTAAATCTCCAACTGGCGCCCAATATTCAGCAAAACAACAAGGGTAAGTTCTACCATCTGGATAGGCATGCATGTGCATCCATGGTAGCATACAAAATGTTTCACTTTTTACAAGTCTGTCCCATTGTTTTTCAGTTAAATCTTCTTTCCTAATGTGATAAGGTGCGCGGTCATTGTAATTGGGTTGAATTTTTTTCATAATGTATTATACCAAGTTTTCAACGCAGGAAATGCGGTGATTAAGTCTTTGTTTCTACGCACGTCATACTGTGAATAAAACTGTTTAAAATCGTTGTGTAGTTTGGGCATTTCAAATGCTTCTCTATGCGGAGTCTTAACTATGTCTAAATAATCTATTAGTCGTTGCACATGATTGCGTTCGTGCTCGTGCATAAAGACATGATACTGATAAATGTTTAACCAGCGTTCCAGTTGTTCTTTATACCGCATTCTAATATCGTCGGGCAACACCAATGCACTTTGAAAACTGGGGAACCGTAAAATGTTTAGTGTAAAGTTTGGATAGTCTCTGCCGTAACGGCTTTTTGTTTCCATTATCCAAGTTAGGAAATCTGGCAGTGAGTCAAGACACAATGCGTTAATGGTACACATTACATGTAAGCCTCTTAACTTTTTGCTTTTGGCTAACTTGTGCATGTTGTCCTGCCATGCTGCAAAGTCTAAACCGTCACGGATGTACTCTGCTTGTACGCCCATTGATTCATTGCTGGTATACAAATCAACTTCTAATCCATCAATGCTGTCAAGTAGCCTATCTAAATCTACCTGTGCGCCGAGGTTACTGTTTATAGCAAGACGTGTCTGACTCTTACCTCTGTTGTTTTTAAACCAATCCAGCAAACGCCAAGTTTCGCCCGACATTAAAGGTTCACCGCCTGTTATTCTAAGTTCTTCCAGCGTTCTATGTAGGTCTGACTCCCACCATTGGTAGAAGGCTTCCACATACGGATTAGTATCACCAAAGCGGTATAGTTGGCTACTATCATGAGTATGAGTAAAATGATTCCTACCATCCGAGATGAGATTGGTGTACCCGCCATGTTTTTTAATATCATTAACCCAAGTACTACTGAAAGCAGGATTACAGTAACTACAAGCAAACTGGCAAGTCCTGTCGAAGGCAATCTCCAAAGTCTTGAGATCAACGTCTTGACTAAAGGGTGTTCTAAAAGCCGCATCGAGTTCCTCTTCTGTATATATCTTTGTTTTATACACACGGTCGCTGACAGCATCTCTGCCCATGTCTTCTATTTTCCAGCAATACTCGCAGCCATCCGGACGTTCTCCCTGCTGCATCATTTCACGTTCCATTTTTTTACGTTCGGTATTATGTAATGCTTTGGGATTTTGTTCTACTTCTGCTATTCCCACTTTATGTGGAAGTGGATGATGACAACTGGTAGTCATGCCTGAACCCAACCATATGGTAGCGTTATACCATTTGGCCGCACAGAAACTTGTAGACTTTATATCTATAACTCTCTGTTTGTATTCTAAATCAGTTTCTTTCATTTAATGATATGCCTTTACCCGATTTAAAAAATTTACTACATCTTTGTTTAGATTTTTAAAATAATTTTCGGCTTTTTCTAATAACAAGTCTTTGTTATATCTAACAATTGCTTCGGTTTCTGTTAAAAACTGATTCAAATCAGAGTTTACTAGTTCTTTAATGACTTCTGCAATTCTGTTAAATCTGTCTTGGTGATTGTCTATACTATCAAATGATTCGTCAATTAGATTATTGAAGGTTTTGAAACCCTCATTGTGCAAAAATTTATAAAAATTTTTATTAGCGACAACTACAAATGGGTGGCCCATTAGCAATGGCTTTGTGATTTTTTCAGTAAAAAACTGCTCTTGATGTTCATAATTAGTTTCAGTTACAACCGAAAAATAACTTTGTAAGTAAAGTAAAGGATTTATTTTTACTTTGTCGCTGCCGTCGCTTTGACGAGTTTGCGCTTTATGAAAGGCATCATTCATTTCGTCGGCCAAATACATGCCCTTATACACTTGTGACCATACTGCATTGTCTAAACTCTTATTTTCTTTTAATTTATCTACTATATAACTTCTATGATAACGATATTTCATATTGAGAAGATTAAAAGAATACTTTTTATTTCTTGCATTAATTACCTCCTCCGAATACTGTGAGCAGCAAGATAAATTCCAATCATATGTAGTATAAGAATAAAACAAATGATTTAAAAGTAAAAAATCTTTAAAATTTTGACTATTAAAAGAAGCACAAGAAACTATTACAAAATTCTTCAAGACGTTTTCTTTAAATATCTGTAAATGTCTTTTAAACAGCGTTGTTCCTTCTGCAGGTTCAAAATAAATGATATAGCCACCATTATTTGTATGACTCTCGATTATTTTTTTTAAAATTTTATTTTTCTGTATAGATTCTGGATCAACAACTAAAAAATCTGTAACTTGCAATGGCTCCCAGTAATTTACCGCCGAGTTCAACCTATTAATATAAAAATTTGATAAATTTAGTTCATTTTCAAAAGTCATAAAAAAATCTAAATTATGTTTTGACAAAAATACTTTCAAAAAGATAGATTCATTTTGCATAATGTTTACAAGTTGTCCAAAATTCCGTCATCTCTGGAAAAGTTGTCAAAAAGTCTGTACCTCTGCGACGATCATGTTCTGAGAAGAATCGATAAAAGTTTGCCTGTTGCATTTTAACATATTCAGGATCTAATTTGCAACCTTCCCGCATATAATCGATTACTCGTTGCAGTCTGTGAAGTTCATAATCTTTGAATCCATGTAGTTTATTTTCCTTATTTTCATTTATGTTTTTCATCATAAATGCCCAAGGTTCTTCCAAGTAGTCCACATATAACTCTGGCAAAATCTGTATGTTTTGCCAAGCAGGCTGACGCAGTATAGGAGTATCAAACCAAACACGCTGATAGTCTTTGTTGTAGATCATTCTCAACCCGTATATGGCATTCATAATTTCATGAAACCCTGTTATGTTCAGGGTATTCATAGTAATGATGAATGTCAAACTGCTACGTGTAGGAACTTCATTGAGAAATCTATTTACGTTTTCCCAAACTCGTTCAAAGTTCATGCCATGTCTGCCATATTCTGCACGTTCAAACATACAGTCAAGACTAACGTATTGCATGAAGTGCTCCAAATACCTTGGCTCGTTTGTAGTCAACTGTTTAACATAATCCAAATATTTTTCAAACAAATTATCTTCAACACTAAAGTTGCTGGTCACGTTTATGTGTAAGCGAGGACTGGGATTGGCCAGCACATAGTCAAACACACGATAAGTGTTTCGATCCATTAAAGGTTCGCCACCAGTCATTCTAAAATGTTCCAGTTCAGGATACAGTTCGGGCCACCACTGCCAAAATGCATCTACATAGGGATTTTGTTCCCTTGCTGGTATAGGTCTATTGCGTCCCGTAAAGTGTTCAGGTGCATTGTGCAAAGGCACTGTTGGAAAAGCACCATGCCGTTGAATTTCCTCATCCCATGTACTACTAAACTGAGGACTGCAATAACTGCACTTAAGATTACAAGCGTGATTAAAATTTACTTCAACGTAGGAAGGGAGAACATCCTCATGGCCTGTTGACTCTAAGATACTGTGGTAATCTTTTGCGGCCCAAGGCTCGCCGCTGCGATAGTGCCTGTCGCTTAAATTGCCCAAGTCTTCCTGTGTCCAGCAGTAACTGCACTCGCTTGGACGTTCTTCTCGAAGCATGATCTGACGTTGCTGTTTTTTATGTTCGGTATTGTGCAGTGCGCTGGGATTGTGTTGAACTTGTGCTGCGTCAATTTGGTGTAGTGGAGGATGATAGCAACTGTTGTTTAGGCCTGTAGGTAAATGCAGACTAACTTGTTTCCATTTAGCCAAACAAAGACTGGGCCCTAACAAGTCCCGCATATTTTCTGCTCCTGTTAAAAATACGCTCTTATTCATATTCGTTATTTCTTAGTGTATTATCGATTGCATATTGTTTAAAAGGCAATAAATCAAAAAGATTTTCATTGCGTAACTTGTCTAATAATAAAATATGTCTTAGTGTTGTAGTGAATAAAAATTCATTATCAACATTGTCTAATTTGTAAATTAATTCGTTATATTTTGAATTTTTAATATGGTCTTTTATTTTGTTCAGTTTTTCTTTAGCCAACGGTTTTAAATCTTTAGGTATTGCAGAAATGTCTAAATAATCCGGCCCGTATAACGGTATTAAATCAACTTGAAGGTTTTTTGCAATAGTAAATTTAAGCAAGTCTGGCAGAAACCAAATATTTAATAAACTCACAACAGGAGATAATGTCACAGTTAAATTTTTTAAATTTTTATTTTGTATTGTTTCCAAATTATTGTTTATAGTAGTCCACGATGCACCAGATCGAATATGTTCGAGTTCTGTACCAATTGCATCAATGCTAACAGTTATATGAACTTTTTTAAAATTTTTCCATAACTTAAAAAAGTCATTATTTTTATATCCCAACACGGTTAAATTTGTATTATAACGCAATACAATGTTTTTACTATAACCCATGTCGATTAATTTAGTTATAACATTAAAATGGTCAGCAGATATAAATGGTTCCCCACCAGTAAAATACAAGTCAATTAAATCTTCTGTTAATATTGTATCTAATAGATGAGTTATTTCTGTCTGTTTGATTGCAGGAAATATTGATAATTCTTTAGCCCATTGGTTACTAAAATGAGGGCCACAGTACCTACATTTTATGTTACATTGATTTGTATTACGGATATCTAAGAATTTAATTTGCTTAGTAGCACCTATGCCTGAATCGTAATACGGTCTGATACTTTCCCAGCCATTAATTTCTTTGCTCCAACAAGCGCGACAAGCTTCAGGCTTGTCTTCATTTTTGATGTCTTGGAATCTATTAGGGTTAGTTATTTCACTAATAGGCTTACTATAATCAGCAGAAACCAAACAACAAGGCCGTATTTTTGCATCAGGAAAAATAGTAACACCACTATCAATAGCACCACATTGCCAAGTCATTACCAACCTTCCTGTTTACGGATTATGTCCATTTCAGTTACAGTTGTTCCTAAATTATGTTGACTCTGTCGATAATGATGCTTAAAAAAACGGCTTTGGTCTGCATCAAGTTCTGCAATGGGTAAGCCTAGTTTTTGTTTTAGTATGTCTGCCAGTCTCACGCTGGCATCATCTGTGTCTTGGCCAAAACTCTGCCATAACTTTTTCAAATAGTTAAAATCTTGAACTTGTCTGTAATCCCATTCTTTACACATTGTAAGATATGTGCCTAGTCTTGCACCATATATTGCCCACCAACCGTTTTCCACATCTCTGCCTACAGTTTGCCAGATGCAAAGATGATCGTAGTTACGTTGATGCACACGTTGTTCAAATTCTTGCAGTGTAGGTTTTGCGCCTCGGTCTAAACACATTTTTACGCCTTCTCTAAATCCTGCACGCCATGCTTGATAGGGACTACCGTTAGGGTAGGTTGTGCTATAGCAGTCGTGCATTGCTTGATACTTAGGGTCAAAACAGAATTCTACACAAGTATCATCACTGCCATCACTGTGTTCGTGTGTTTGCATCAACTCTACAAACTGCTTAGTCCAACAACTAATTCCCCCGTTGCCATACTGTAAGCCATTTATTTCATTACGTGCTTTCCAACGAAATACATGATCCTGATTGCGTTCTGTTAATCGCAATTGTAAATTAAAAAAATTTGGATCAGGGATGTTATCTCCATCTATTAGCACAAACCTTTCTGTTTCGCTTGCACGAGCAGCGGCTTTGTGTGCTGCATCACTACCGTGTACTCCGTCCACTCGTTTTGCCCAAGGCACCATGTTTTGGATCTTAATCCAAAACTCTTCTTTCTTGGGTTCATCGTAACTTAAATAGATGCAGTCTAAGTCTGCGATATCAACTAACATTATTTGTTTCTATAATTTTTATTAATATATTGGCCCATTCGGAATGACCTTGTTCATTTGCATGAACGTCTGTTTTACTTAATTCTAATTTGTTATCTATAATATAGTCTAACATACACAATTCAGTATAATTCCGTATGTCAATATCACTTATACTATTTTTACTAAAGAAAAACGGAATGTATCTACTTGTGTTAGTAAGCAAAACGCTATCATAATATGCTTGAAAATTCAATGATTGTTCTGGTTTAGAAAAATATTTATTAAACCAATCATTATAATAACTTAATGTACCGTCTATAGGATTCATCAATGAAAACTTTTCAGCACTATCAGCACTTCCACCAGTACTGCGTATAAATTCTTTTGTTTTAGATTTGAAGTAAAAACTTTTATCTATTATACTAGTCTGATGGATGTTGTTGTTATCTAAAATAAACAGTTTACGGGAGGGATGACTCCATCCTATAATAACTACATCATCTTTTGCTATCTGCTTTTGGACTTCTAAATATGAATTATAGATATATAAATTGTCAATAGCAGCCTTTGCTAAGTTTACAACCTCACAATTAAAATACTTTTTTAAATGATCAGGCCATCCAAATTCCACTTTGTAAGGTAAGCTAAAACTATGACCAAAAACCCATATCTTCATTTATAGGTTAACCTGAAATTTAAGTAACTTTTCTGCAATATCAATCAGATTTTTTTCCATACTGTTCTACGTCTTGATAAGTTTCATTTTCATTGATGGCTAGTGCGGCATTGTTTTTAACTACATATTGACCACTGTCTGCTTTTTCTAAAAGTGCTTGAACGTGGTTAGCTCTTGGTGGTTGATATAGCGCACCATCTTTAACTATTTTGTTGCCTAGATTTCTATATTCTTCAAGGGAAACTGTTATATAAGGACCAATTGGTAAAGGATTCCCGTCTGCTCGGTCAAGCCTGACAGGTTGACCAGAAACAACTGTTCCATCTTCTTCATAGTAAATTCTATATTCGTATACTGGCTCAGTACTTTGATTGTTTTTTTCTAATTGTTCTACTTCAGCCCAAAATTTTGCCGCATCTTGTTCTATACTCATTGATTATTTCCTCAGTAACATATGATTTATCATAATAGTGAAAAGGATCATATTGGTTATACATATTTACTCTTATCATGCCTTGGTCTAATTCTGTTATGAAATCCTTTTGCCATCGCTCATGCCTGTTGTTATTAATTTGGGGTTTCATATGTACAAAATTAATAAAGTCTGCTGCTGGTAATGTACAATGTTCCTCTCCAATTATACTAGCAGCAATAGCATAAACAACATCGGTACTGGGGTGTACTTCTCTGCAATTAACCAAAGCATGATCCGAAATAGCCGTATATTCTTGAAAAATTTCTTTAGCCCTGTTAAAAAAATCATGTGCAGTTTTGGTATATCTAAAATACATCAGACCATTGTAGACGTCTGGCAACCCGTTGTCGTCAAATAATTTTCTATAAAACCTGACATTAGAATTTAGGCCTTGATAATTTTTGCAGCTCACGCTGAGTACTATATCCCGCAGCCTAAATGTGTTCCACCAATGATCAATCGATCTTGTAAACAGCAAATCACTTTCTAGTTTTACAGTTTCCTTAAATGGTGTTAGGTTAAAAACCTGCCATTCGTTGTTAAATCTAGCAACATCGGTAGTGGTATCATTGTCTAGAACAATAATGTAATCAAACATTTCGCGATGATGTCGTTCAATTTGATTTTCTGTTTTTTTGTCAACAATAACCGCATACTTGTTAATTTTCTGCGTAAGTTTTATGCTCATGCACTGTACATAAGCCAATTGTAGATAGTTAACTTGGTCAGTATTTTGTGCAAAGGTTACAAAACCTTGACTGTCTTTATGCTGGCTCACTGACTATGCTTTCTACAAAATTATGGCAATTGTCGCTCATCAAAAAATCTTTGTCCATGATGTGAATATTTTGTTGTGAAATAACGTGTGCTCGTTGCGATTCTCTGACGACCAAAAGACTATTCCTTACTTCAATATTTCGAATAGGTTGCTCTATCGTTAACATAGCATTGTGAAAATAGTTTCTAGGATCTTTTGTATAACCATTGATAACTAAATCTGCTATTGCAAAAGCAAAATCATTTCTATAAGGACCTGTTAAATTAAACAGTTTATAATAATAGGCATAGTTTTTCTGCACTCTGCCGATTAGATCGAAAAATGTTTTAGTAAATTTAGTTTTACGAAACATGACAACCGTTGCCCATAGCAGATTAAATCCCCTGTGTCCCATAGCATTGCTCATGGTTTGGTCAGGACTGTTGCTGGTAGTCACTATTTTATATTCAAAGTCTATAGACCAGAATTTATTCAAATTACTGTCTAATATAAAATAATCTCCATCTATTAAAATAGTTTCATCATAAGGTGTTAGTTCATAGGCCAGGTGCCTGCCAAAATTTCGCCATTCAGTAGTTTTGCCATCGCTAGTATATCTAAAGTTAGAATCTTTGTTTTCGATTTTAATAACTCGATCAAAGACATTGTCTGCTACGTCACTATCAGTAATTACAGTAACTGGTATTTGTAAGAAATGTTTTATCAATCTGGCAGAACGTCCTGCAATTTTTACATAATCAACCCTGACAGAATTGAATGCAAAAATAACTACGCCTCTAGATTTTTCTGACTTGTTTGAGTTCTGCATGTTGTTGATGCCAAGTATTCATTACAGTTTGATAGTGCTGTCTAGCAGATTCTAGTAACTCTTTGCGATTGACTTCTACAGGATTTTGATAAGTGTCTTCGAGGTACAATACGTCATCGGGCCAGGTAGCCAAAAATGCCAACAGTTCTTGTGTGACTATAAACATGCCGTTGTTATAAGGCAGTAACAGATCCGTTTTAATTTTTTCTCTAAGAATTTTTTTGTTGATTTGATAGTTAGTAGACTGTCTAACTTGATCTACCAGCGTGTTAATAGAATTTTCCATTGCAAAAATAATAAAAGGTACAGTATTATATACTCTGTACCTTGGGCTGTCAAATTAATTTGAACTAATTAACCAAATGTTACACTGCCCCAAGTATTGGCTAGGTATGTTGTACTTGGATATACAACTTGTAGTCTATGGTTAACTGTTACGTCGATATTGTCGTCGAACGCTGGACTTTGTGCTGGACTTTGACTTTCGATGCTGAATGTAATTACTTCACCTACACCGCCGTTTGAGCCTGCAGTTCCTGTTACCTTAGTTAGCACTCTGGCAAACTGTGCATTGTAAGCACTGCCACTGTCGCTGCCGGTATTTTTATACACTTCTAAGTTTGCCGAAGTCTGGCCATAATAGCCATAAGTAGTCAAGTCTGTGTTTTCTGTAAACGGAGCAGGGGTAGTAATAGCATTAAATGTAATTGCACTCATAGTTTTACCTGTGCAGTTATCAATAACGTCTAATAGAGCAGCGCCACGAGTTGTACCACCGGTGTTGGTTGTACTGGTAACCTGGATTGCAATAGTTCCGCCTGCATTAAAAAAGTATCTGGCCTGATCCGAACTGCCAAATGTTGCAGTTCTACCAAAGTTAAAATCGACTGCACTAGTACTACTGGTGTTAATGCTTGCAGCTTGGTCAGGTTGGTTAAGAGTTGGTCCTGCAGCAGCACTTGTTAATCTATTTGTATAAGCGGTGGTTAAGTTTGTACTTACATCGTTGGTGGCATTAATTACTTCGCCGGTTATATACGTACTAAGATTACTAAAACCGACGCCGCTTTGATGTTTGCGAACTGCATTTAGTGAACCTACTAAGGTAGTCCATTGGCCAGCTGTAATTTGATCAGATACGGCAGTAACGTTTGCAACTGTAGTTTGACCATAACCTGCATTACCATAACCTGTTGACCATAAGGTGTTTAGTTGACCTGATACATTGGCTGCTGCGCCGCCCGCAAATGCATTATAATCACTTGCTTCAACTAAACCACCTGAACTGTATGTCATGTTCTAATCCTTTTATATATTTACCTTGACGATGGCTTCAAGCAATGCCTCGTCATCCATATCTTTGTTTTCAAGTGCTCTGCCGATAACAGCACCGTGGTCAGCATTTGCAGATCGAGCACAGCCATTTCCTGCGCTTACTAAACGGTCACCTTTTTGCACTCTGCCAACTGTACGCACAGGCACACGACCTACCATAGCAACTGGTGGTGCAATTTTAACCTGTTCTGTGCCATTTAAACTATTCATCAAGTAAGCAGGTTCAGTACTAATAACACCTAATACATTTTCGCAGTTTACAGTATCACATTGCGTAATTTCTTTTTCGCCACCAATCATTACCACCGTTCCTGGAGGATAATCTCGGTCTGCTTCAAAACGTTCTGCCAAGTCAGCGTATTGTGCAGTAATTGCAGTACCAACAAAGTAACTACCAGTTACGTTGCCAACTGCGGTAATATTGCCGCTAGTATAAATGTTTCCTGTTAGTCCAATACCACCTGTTACACGGATAGCACCTGTAACGTTACTGGTAGCATTTTCGCCTTGAGTTGCTAACAAATAATTACTTACTGTAGCGTTTCCAGTAACCGAGATTGCATTACTGAAAACTACTCTTCCCGATGCACCAACTACAAGGACTGCCGAAGTTAATAAACCTCCTACATTTGCACGTATTGCTACGTTAGCATTATTAATGTTGTTAGTCAATTGAACTACATTACTAGAAACACTGGCAGTGTAATTATTGAATTGTCCGACTGTTAAACCGTTGTTGTCAGCAATAGTAACTGTACTGTCAAAAGTTTCTGCTATATCCGTCCGTGCATAGTTGCTTGCTGCTACAAATCCTAAATTATTTGCATTGTCTGCAGTTCCATAGTATGCAATATTTGGAATAACTGTATTAGATACTAAGTTAAAACCAGGTTTAATAGTTGTAAAACCTGTAATTGTTGTTTGTGGAGTATAAGGAGTCGAGTCCTTGCTTATAATAGTTACTAAATCACTAGCAACGTAAACGTTTACAGCAACGTGATTGACGTTACCAGTATCTGTAATTGTACCTACAATTGTACCACTGGTACCAGTGTTACTACTAAATGCAGGGCCGACCAATGTCCAACTTGTACCATTCCAAATATATAATTGTTCGTTTGTTGTATCCCACCAACTGTTGCCAGTAGATGCAGAAGTTGGTTCTACTGAGGTGCTTGTAATACTGCTCAAAGTTTTCCATGCAGTTCCGGTGTATACTTTAAGGTTTCCGGCGGTATCCCACCATATTTGTCCTGCTAGTGGGGTTGTTGGGGCAGTACCTCTACTAAAATTTTCTAGTAAATGGACATAGTTTTCATTTAGAAAGGCTCCATAACCTGCATAGTTTTTTCCTACCAAAGTCAAATCGCTGCTGGTAGTATTAACTGTACCATCAGCAATTGTGGTTAAAGTAGAACCGTTTGTTAATCTAATTGTATATGCCATTTTTTACGTACCGTTCTTAATATTTATTTCCTATTATAAGTTAGAACTTAGGTTTGTTAGTGTTTGTATTCTAACTGTGTAATCAATTTGAATCAGCCTATTAAGTGCTTTTTGAACAGGGTGGAAGATAACGTGAGTTAATAGTTTACCATCTGCACTTTCTAAACCTAATTCATCAAAAACATATGTTCCCTGCATAGTGGCACTATTATCAAACGCTTGTTGTCCTGCAGGCTCAGCATAATCCAACAAACAACTTACAAAGATATCTGTATAAATTAGACCTGGTGTGTGTCTAATTTCAATATAATTCCTATTGGGATCTAAGTTTAATGCGCTAGTATTGTCTACAATTTTGCTGTAAGTTTCATTATAAAGTGTTGCACCTTGACCGTATGTATTGGGCGGCAAGTAAGTAATCACACCTGTTGTATCTACTACTGTGGCTCCATTACCAAACACCATATTTTGAATATATTGTGTGCCTTTATTAGCCACAGCGGTTGCCAGTGCTTCGCTCATATTTTCATAGTGAATGGCATTTGGTTTGTCAATAAAAATTTCCTGGGTTAATGGATCCCAAATTTTAACGTGTCCTTGTACCATTGCTTTTGCGTTATCTAACATTTTATGATCCATTAACTTCCTGTTTCTACAATTACTTTGCCAGTTTCGGGGTCTGTAATTTTTAAAAAACCACGAACATAGATTCCTGTTGATTCATTTGGGCGTTCTTCGCTGACTCTTTTGGGTTCCGGCTCGTCAGATATAAACTCAGTAGAATCTGTATTGTTATTTATCATAGTATAACTGCCCATATTACTCTTGGTCCTTCGCTATCATCCCGCTCTAAACTCTTAGCAAAAACTGCATTGGAATCTGGCTTGTACCATTTAGCAGCAGTGGCGTAACCTGCACTGTTGCTAGTAATTAATAAATCGCCTTTGTTCACTGAACCTACTACTTTGACTGGAACTTTGCCTCGGAGAGCAAGCGGCACGCCGTTTTCTTGCGCTTCGTTCATAACATAAGCAGGCTGTGTAGAAATAGCGCCTGCAACTCTAGTATCACCTTGCTGGTCAGTAACTGTAATTTCTTGCTCGCCACCAAACACAACTACTGTACCTGGATCGTAATATTGATCCGGTACATACATCTCAGCCAAGTCAGCGTATAATGCATATGTTGCATTGGCAGTTACAGTTCCTGATGCCCAAATATTAGCCCATCTGTAAGTAACATTTCCTATATCGTAAGTTGCATTTGCAGTCGGTGTTATATTACCAGTAACCTGTAAGTCACCCCCTAGTAGGTTATCACTTGTAGTTGTTAAAGTAGTAAACTTACCGGATGCGTGAGTTACTGTTCCAATTGGAGTGTTTTGTATGCTGGCGCCTTGTATTGTTGAATTAAATAACGCTGCACCGCCAACATAGAAAGTAGTACCAACTGTTGCACTACCAACAACAGTAGCACCAGCACCAGTTCTGATATTGCCAGTTACTCCTAGCGTACTACCAACGGTTGCTGTGCTATTTACTGTAAGTTGATTTACAGTTGCATTAGCACCTACCACTGCTGTTGTTCCAACGGTAATATACGAATTTACTCCCAGATTGCCAGTTGACATTCTAGCATCTGTAAAGATATTTCCTGTTGTGTAAACGCCGCCTGTAATATTTGTAAGAATCATTTTACCGTTTACAATATTACCATTAAAGAATGTTAGGTTGCCTGTAGTATCGATATTTCCAGTAAATGTTGCAGCGCCACTAATAACATTTGCGCCGTTCAGTCTAAGATCACCGCTGGATGCATTTATATTTCCAGTTGTAGTGATATTACCTTGAGTATCAATTCTTCCAACAATATTTCCCCAACCACCTACCCACAGGTTACCTGTAACAGAAGCACCTCCATGGCTTTGTAGTGTGCCTGTTCCGTTACCGGTTGTAGGAGTAACGTTAGCTAAGATAATACCGCCTGCTTTAAATGTACCATAACTGTTACCAGTAAAAGTATCTGTACCAAGTGAACCGCTGTCATACCATTCTAAATAACGTTCGTCATGACTAAAAACTAGTGCAGCGTTTTCATTCTGTGAGCTATACCAGTGAAAGCGAATGCCGATGTCCTTGCCATCATCAAAAGTCCAAGGCTCACTGATGTTGGCAGTATTGGCAACGTGTAACTCTAAGATGTTATCGCTGGTAATAACATTGTTTACACCCACATAATCTACGTTGCCCGAAACTACTAGGTTTCCAAGAACAACTAAGTTGGAGCCAATTTGGCTTGCTCCTGTAGTGGTAACAGAGGTAAGCGAAGCATTACCGGCAGATATATCTCCTCCAGAAGTTATACCCCCAGTTAGCGTCAATGCTCCGTCGATGATATTACCATTAAGGAAACTGATGTTGCCAGTTGCGTCAAAATCGCCTTGTTCAACAAAAATTTTAACATTGGCCATTGTAGTGTTATAGGTGACATTTTCTGACCCTGTATTCGCTACAACAGGAACTACGCTTTCATACGTGTTTAAACTTGCTGATCCTAAACTAGGTAATTCTGAAATTTTTACTGCCATTTTTGTATACCGTTCATATATTTATAGTGTTTTTTAGCATGCGCCTTCCAGGATGAACACAGTCTGTGCATTACGTCCCACGTACATACCCTGTTCACTGGTTGCTGTTGGAGCGCCGCCGCCTGAAGTTGTTATAACGTCTTCACTTACTTCTGTTATCAGTAAGTTCGCAGGAGTATTGCCGCTAAATGGGTCTTCTGTAGCAATGTCTTCTGGGCCTTGGCCGCGAGCATATATAAGCGTACTTTGCATGTATGTGATACTTGGAATTAATTCGTATCCAATTCCGGCTGTAGTTAACACATTACCTGACAGGTTAGAGACAAAACTGTGCTCAGTATAGGGAATTTGTTCTCTTATGCTAATATCTGTAACAACACTGCCATTTGCATGGGCATTTGCTCCTGTACCCCATGTTCCGCGGCGAATTTGGCTCAAAGTATTTGTACTGTCGTCTTTTTGATAGTAAGTTATGCGTTCACCGTTAACTATAATCACGCCAGGATTTGCTCCGTATGGTACAGGATTTGCTAGTTTGCTACTGTCACTTACACTTATTGTATTACTGGTAATAGTTAAGGCATTGGTCAGCGTTACAGTTGCATCACAATCAAGACGATAATATGAATAATTGTCATTCATATCTTTAAACATCCTAAACTCAAATGTTGTGTAATCGCTTTGACTTAGTCTTGCAAATGCACGTGCCGGACTAGTATTTGCGCCGGTAATTGTCACATTCGGTTGTGACTTATAAACTGATCCTGGAGTTATAATGGAAATTGAAGTAATTGCACCATTAGCGTCAACACTACCCACAGTGGCTGTTGCTCCGCCGCTACCTTCTACAATTACTGAAATGTTAGCGACATTGCTGTCATATCCCAGGCCACCATCCACAACTTGTATGTTTGCCACACTGTAAGCAGTTGCATTAACCCAGGTTTGATACCCGGAAGTTGTGCCGCCCACTGCTAGTGTATATACTGTTAGGTCTAAGGTATCAAATACACGCCCAGGTATTAATTCCTCTGGAGCATGAGAACCAAATGCACTGTATGGATTTAATGGGTATAACATTAAGTTGTCTATACTAAAAGAACTACCTGTTGTTATTCCTACATTAGATATGTAGTAAGCACCGTCATTCTTAATTACTGTACCTCGGGGATAATAAGTATTGGCCTGCCATTCTAAAACTTGTTCACTGATGTAAGGACCACCGTCTACCAGAATATCTTCTGGTTTAGTTCCTAAACTAGTGTCGGTATAATCACTTGTAATCGTAGTATCTAGTATGGTTTCACTTATAATATAAGTACCGTCTGCATCAATTTGCAGAGCATCAAAAGCACTCGAATCAAAGTTTCCAATATCGAAGCCGCCCGCATCAGTAAATAATGGGCCTTCGACGCCGACTCCAGGATAGTCTATACCTGTCTGTAATAGTCCAAAATCTTTTCCAGGTTGGCCGGTTTCGGCTACGTAATAACTTTGAATCCTGTCATTGGCAGTTCTAAATCTATTTCCATCATAGAGTTCTAAGTTTGTACCGCTAAATGTGGATCCTGAAGTAAATGATGTCGTGGCTTGATAGGCAACGTTTGAATAGGTAATAATGTTGCCGGCACTATAAGATGTATTAGCAGTCCATACTAATACTTCAGAACCGTATGTAATTCTATCATACGCTAAAGTAGTTTTTAGTTTTCTAGTAACATCATTTTTTACTATAGCGTATGCTGTGGCGCCAGATCCGCTGCCTCCTGAAATTGTAATATTGGGTTGTAAGACATAATTAGAGCCTGGGTATAATACCTCAATGCGTGTAACTGCTCCATTAGTGATCAATGCCCTTGCTACTGCATCATTTCCTATATTACTGCCTGTTACTGTTACGTTAGGAGTACTTGTATATCCTGATCCCCCATTTGCTACAGTAATTTCTTCAATGTAGTATTGATAGTTGTCTCTCCAATCTTTGTACTGCAACAAATTGTTTCTTGCATTTATATCTTGTGCATAGTCGCTTGTAGGACTTCTGTATTGCTGAAATACTGGGTCGTAGTATGATGGTACATCAAAGTCTGTGGTATAACCGGTCCAATTATCGTTGCCTTGATAGTCTACAATGAATTCCCTGACTTTTGTATGATAGGGTTTTACTTCCTCAATATAATCTAAGTAAAAATCGGTGTCATCTTTAAAATAGATTTGTGGTTGGTTTAAACCGTCTATTTTTTGTACAATATCAACTAGGCTAGTCTTAAAGACCCAATCCAAACTCTTTTGTTCTTGTAAGGCTTTATAAATTAAAGCAAAGAATAATTCTAAGAAGTCTGGGCCCAGTTCATTTACAAATAAATCTTGTTTGACTGCTTGTATTAATTGCCTTATCTCTAAACTTGGGTTTTGGTCATACCTTGCGCCGTCAAATAAGTCGTTGTCATAACTCATAGCGTTGTTAGGTAAGTCCCACAAGCTGTCTAAAAACTTTATAGTACCATTTTCAACACCGACTGTAGTTACAACGTTAGGGAATATTTGCAATAAGACCCATTGGTTCTGTCCATTGTTTAGAACTTTTACAATATCTTTAGAACGCAATTGTGTTAAAGTCGATAAATCTGCAAAAGTATTGATTGTATAATTTGGAACAGTTTTTGCTGTAAATCCAGGAGCATACCAATCTATATACTGCCAATAATCGCTTGTTCTATAACTCTGAACGTCAGTTAACAACCACGTGTTGTCGGACTGTTTTGTATATATTGTCCAAAGGTTACTAACTGTCCTATCATTTAAAACAAGAACTTTATAGCCAACTGGTTGAATAATGATGTTAATATAAGTTAGCTCGTCGTAAGTATCTACAGTTAAATTGTAGGCCCCAGAATTAGAATCGGGAATAGTTTCGCCGTTACCGCCTGCTGTTAATACACTGCCATTAAGTAAAGATAAATTATAACCTTCACTCATTAAGTACTTGGCAAACACACTGTTAACAAAAGTAACAAAAGTTTTTACTGCAGATTCTCTTTCAATGTACATGCTCTGCCTTGGTCTAATATCAATACCGTAGCGTTCTTGTACACCAAGTGCAGGATCAGGAACTGGGTTTCCAAATTTATCTAATCCTGCAAGACTGTCAACTAATTTGTTATATATAGAATTAGGAATTAAATTCTCATTTCCGCCAGTTTCAGATACCAGCGCATATTCGCTGTGAATTATGGCAGTATTGTCTGCTGTCTTATAACTTAAATGAAAAATTGTGTCTCTACCTACAGTCTTGTTTTGGACATTGTAAAGAGACACAGAATCCGGTCTTATTGCTGCGTAGTAAGGAATAAGACTAGATTTTGGATCACTAATGTATCCTGCAATAGAAGTTGTAGGTATT